CCGCAACAACTGAGAAACAACAGCACCTCGATCTCTGTCAGGCGCTCTCGCATCAGTAAAAGAAGCGAGGAGCTTGCCAAGCCAAGGTTGGAGACCAAACGTATCACACAACTCTCCTAACTCTGGTGCTACCGTATTGTGTTGTCCTAACAATTCAACGAGCACCTTGTTGATTGTTCCCTTACCCGATCTACGGGGACCGATAATGTTGAAGAACTTTTGCTGGCTGGTGTCACCCGATAAGATGTAACCAAATATCTCTTGGAGGCAACTGATCGATTCTTGATCATCGCCCCACAGATCATTTAAAAATGTTTCCCATAATGTACATTTTGCATTGGGATCATACGCAAACGGCAAACTGTTCTGTGTGAAGAAACCCAACGAGTGTGGCAGTAACACATTGTCTTCCAAGTGAAACAAACCATTTTCTACGCTCACCAGTTTGTTCGCCTCGGGTCTGTTGGCACTATACCCTTGCAGCCATACAGGTGGTCTTGTATTGGCGTGGTTGGGTAAGTGTACAAGGGCTTTAATTGCATCCATAGCACCACTCACGCTTGTTGGATTGGGCGAGAACGGCACGATGTTGCCTTTCTTATCTTGGCGTTTGCACTTATCTAAAAACTTATACACTTCGGAGCGAACTGTGCCGTCTTCAATCTCAGCGTAGTGCGTGCCGCGATACGAATAGAAATCATTCACATAATGCACCAACTTAATTCCCTCTTCTGAAGAAAACTTAGTGTCTAGAAATGTCTGAGCGTTCTCCATGGGTGCTAAAGAGAGAATGACATCCCCCTTTGCCAATGCCTCGGTTCTGTTGTTGTACGATAGTTTAAAGATCAGCGTGCGTAGTGTCGCACCGCCACCCTTCTTACTAAATGTCTTCCACTTCGATTCACAGGCGTTGCTTGAATAACTGGAGACACTGCCGTCCCCATATGACCAACGATCCCATGCCTCGCACGCCTCAAGATCACCTTGGAACTGGTGGTGTAAACACATACCGATCTGTAACCAATCGGTGTACCCGCAGTTTGGATCGAACTGTGGCAACAATTCTGATTCTACTTTTGCGAGATCCCAGCCATCGAGCGGTGGGTTGTAATCGGCAAACGCATCACCCGATGCCCGAACTGTACGCTCTGGGATGAGGTGGGTTAGATCTTGCATGGTGGTGGGTAGATCACCACTTAACTTGTGTCCTGTAACAGTAAAGTACCTACCCTTGGGGTAAATCTCTAAACCTTTATCGTGATCAACGTGAGCACCTTGTAGATCCGCTATGGTGAATATCTTCACCCCCGTGCCCGATGGGCTGATCTCTTTGTAGCCTTCAATTTTGTTGAATATGTCACACAATTCTTGGTTGGTGAATTCATTGACGGCATCATCGTAGCAGTCGTCTAGATCCACCCCAATGATGTGATCGTCCGCTGTAAACACGAAGCCCACACCATCAAATAGCCCGGTGAGGTAGGCTTTCTCAACGCTTAGAAAGTCAGTCCATGTATCGGGGTTGGTTGAACTGGCAGCCTTGCCTGACGGCTGGACGGGCAGTTTTGACCAACGCTGTGTATCACCCTCACCAATGAGGACATAGTTCCACAAAGTCCATCGTGGCACTGAGCGAAGACTTAGGGGTATGTTTTGGAATAGTACTGGTAATGCTTTCGGTTTCATCTGTTTTCCTTTGCTCTTCTACTTATGCAAATTTTGCCCTACTTTTTTAATTTCCTTTAGATCTTTTAGTAATAAGTATATAACTAAAAGTAATCATTATCCATAGTATCCACAGTAGCCTTTTTCTAAAAAATTATATTGCGGCGCACCATTTTTGCTAAAAACCACTATAGGTAGTAGTTCTAAGGGTGTTTACCTACTGCAAATCCATAGTATCCATAGTATCCATAGTATTTCTGAATTATTTTATTTTTATTTTAATACTAAGAATAGAGCTAGGGGTAAAGTGCAAAATTACTGTGGATACTATGGATACTGCGGCGCACCAATCGATTTGAGGCGTTATTTTGGCCTTGGTAAGGGGTGGGTAACACCTACCATGAAAAAACGCCCCACAGGGCGTTTTAGCAAGGCTCATGGTCATGCGCTCGTATTTGTCTGTTTACCCATTCCCTAAACTCAATTCGATTATCGTGGGTTTGTGCGTCCCTATTGTCCCAGAGGGCATCAAACAAATGCTCCCCGTTTTCCAAAGTAACCTCAATTTTGGTAAGATTTCCGTCTTTATCAAAAATCTCTACTTGTCGTGCTTTCATTTGATTCCATGCCTCCGTTCTATCGCGCGGGCAAACTCTCGTCTGCCGGCGTATGTATCAATGTCATTAGAAATACCGTCCGACATATCGTCAATCTCTTGATCTGTAAGGGGTTTAGACTTGTAGATTCCGTATAAAACTGGCTTTGACTCCGTGACTACGGCATCTTCATAACCTGGTTGGTACGGGGCTTCAGCCACATAGTTTGGTTTATTCATTACCTGCCTTTCGTCTGCTAATTTCTCGGTTTATGTACCAAACTGCCTTTTGTAAGTCTTCAATGGCATCCTCTTTTAGATCAGCACGCCACACATACTTGATTGCATTGCCCAAACAAAACCCCATGTGCTCTGTAATTTGAATACAGTCAATGCCGCTGGGGTGCGATGTGTAATGCTTTGGGTTGTTTACATTGTCATTCATCGCCTAATCCTTTCCCAAATGTCTGATATGGACATGGATCGGATGTGCATCCACCCAAAGTACACACAGGCAAACATGATAAATAAGAAGAAACTAAATACGGCCGTAAAAATAATCACCGCAAAAGTTGCGGTGATTAACACAAATAAATTCAGTATTGTATAAATCATATATTATTCCATCGCCTCCACAATTTTTTGATCCAAGCAACGCAGCATACGCTCCAATGTTTCTTTGAGTTCTTCTACACTTTCACCAGTTACACGAACACCATCTTGGGTGTGTGCGTAGATTGTGCCGTCTTCGTTGTAATAGACTTCGCATATGGCATACCAATCCTCACCTTCATGCTTAAACCGAACAACTCGATGATTCCAAGTCACGATTGCACCATCTGAATGCGATTGCCAATCCAGTTCATTACTGGCACTGCCATACTGTTACCCATCGCTTTGTAGCGTGGACCATCGGGGCAGTCTGTGGCTGGCTTTTTACGCCACGGGATCATCGTGTGGTTATCGGGAAAGCCCTGTAACCGCTCACATTCAATTGGTGTCAGTCTGCGTACTGCCATATCACTCATCAATTTTGGTCCACTGGTGTTTGTACCACCACACGCTTTTGTCAAGGTTGCCGTTGTATTACCATCGATAGCTTGGTTGTACACATCAACGGCATAGGCAGCCGCCACTTGGTTATCCCCCATGTTACTGCGTAGGGTTGGCGATAGATCCTCAACAAATCGATTCTCACCGCCTTCGCGCTGGGCAATTCCGGGTTCAAATGCAATTGCCACACCATGCACATCGGTTTTATTCAATGTGAACGAAATGTCTTCATTCCAACCCATACCTTGGGAGTTTTGTGATGTTGCACCACCACCTTGCAGTGTGTATGCTTTCATACCCACAAATGGTATGTTCCCACCCCCAGTACCCCATGTCGATGTCACAGTCTGACACACATCGCCCATCTCTTTGACACGACTATCCGATGGGTGGTTTTCGTACACGATCAAGCCACGACCATCTTGCAGATCTTGGTTACCAACACCTTTGTAGTCTCTTGCCAATAGTGATCCAATTGTTGTACCACCATCTGGTGTGCAAGGTATTAGGGTGTTTGTGGTTGGATCGTCTCTTCGTCTGGTTGCGACTGCGTGAGCTGATCGATTGTCGATTGCAAAGCTTGATGAAGTAGTGGCGGGAGTTTCTTGCCCCTTACTTCTGCTCTTCTTAGGATTCCCGAGCAAGCTTTCTTGCTCAAAAAGAACCGCTGCGGCACTTCGCCAGTCTCCAAGACACCCAACAACGAAGACTCGACGGCGGCGCTGTGGCACTCCATAGTGTTGAGCGTCGAGCACTCGGTAGGCGAACCCATACCCGAGTTCCCCCAACGCCCCGAGGAAGGAACCAAAATCCCGTCCTCCTTTTGAACTGAGGACACCTGGAACGTTTTCCCAAACGATCCACTTGGGTTTGAACTTGTCAGCAATTCCGAGATAGACGAGTGCCAAGTTACCGCGCGGGTCATCCAATCCTTTTCGGAGACCAGCGACTGAGAATGATTGGCATGGTGTTCCTCCAACGAGAAGGTCAATTGGTTCATTTAATTTCCACTCCTTATATTTAGTCATGTCACCAAGATTGGGGACATTGGGGTAATGATGAGCCAACACCGCTGATGGGAATGGCTCGATTTCAGAAAACGCAACGGGATTCCAGCCCAGCGAATGCCAAGCGACCGTTGCAGCCTCAACTCCACTACATACGCTAAGATAGTTCAACTTTTCTCCTTTTGAATAGTCGTTTGTACCACGGCAAATCATTATAAACTTGATTGATGTGTTGTTTCAATAGAGATATTACTCCCGCTTCAACCAATCGCTCCCTTACATAATCACTCATGTTGATTTCTACATCACAACTGCCATCATCATTTTCTTTTGTACGAGTGATCGTAAACTGAAAATCTTCTTCCATTATTGCCCCTTAAAGTACTGATCCAATGTTTCCAATTCTACAGTAGTTTCTTCCCAGTTATCCTCACTACCATAATCACCTCTGGTGGCTCGGAGTCGTTCCACATTGCGAAACTCTGGCTCAATCTCCCACCAAGCTGCGGATGCCTCTTTGTATTCTATCCAATCATCGTTCTCAATGAATAGTGGATGATTCAAACCAACAATATGCACACTGTCAAGATAGTCACGATGCGGGATATATTTTTGGGCATAGTTCCGGGATGTCTTCACCAATTTGACCTTGTCCCTGGCTCTGATAAATCTATCGTATGCTTTTAACTGCTCTGGAGTTAATTCCATGTGTCTTCCTTAAATGTTTTTCTAATGTACGGCCGTAAGCGACTATGAATTCGCTTAGATCTAAAACTTTTTCACCATTCTTTTCTGTGATCACTAGTCTTCTGTTTTTCTGTGGAATGTTTTCTACCATGTCTAAATAAAATTGTTTATTCATCTTCTTCTTTCAAATGATCGGTGTTAAATGCCTCCATGCTGATCGGCTCTTTGTTTAGTACTAAATTGATGTAACTAACCCGCTCGACTGTCGTGCCCAAATAGTCCGCCAACTCTTTGTTGGTGGGGGCGCGTTGTAATTGTTGGGTGAGTAAACGCTCGGCATATCGATTTCTGCGTATCTCTTCGGTGATGTTGACGGGCAACCGAATAATGTTTTTGGTGTTTGCCACCGCCCGATTGACCTCGGTGATGATGACTTTCTTGGCATACGATGCGAACCGAATCCGCCCCATCGGTTTCCACTTCCTAGCCGCAAGGATCAATGCCTCGTTCCCGAACCCCAACATATCCTCCATGTCCACCGAGGAGTGAGTCCAGTGTGGCATCGACTTTATGACAGTGACCACGAACCGCAGATTGTGGGTGACTAGCTTCTCCAGAGCCGACTCATCACCTTGGGCAATTTGGTGGGCTAATTGTTCCTCAATATCCCTACTGAGAGTGGGGATATTATAAAGGGATCTAAGGTAGTCAGATAGGGCATTTTTTTTGTTTTTCAAAATGGGGCATCTCCACACATGGCATGAGCGTGCTGAAACTGTTGGGCGGGTGTTGGATTCTTGGGTTTGGGCAAGACTTTTAGGGTGCAGCCTGTACGCAAAAAGGGTTCACATTCTATGCGCGAACCCAGTTTGCGGAGTAATTCACCATCTTGGTATATTAAATATCGAAGCATCGTTTCACCATAAATGATGGGCTTATTTTATAACACCCAAATCGTATTCTTAATTTTAGCAGTGTGTATCTTGAATAAATTGCGTTGCTGCGACTGCGATGTCTTTGCCGATGCAAAAGCATGGTCTTTCCAGGCACTACTTTAAAACGTTTTTGTAGTCGCTTAAAAATCGGTCTACCAATCCGGTGTGGTTGGTAAAGCCGATTAAATAAAGTTCTCTTAGCGATTCTCAACGATTACCTCGAATGATTTTAATGACATTGATCGGATTGTACCACTTTCTGTCACAAAAATCACATTGTTATTTTCAAGATACCAACACGCAAACGATACTGAATTGGTGCGTGAAAATGCGTAGGCTGATTTCCATTTGGGGTTACTGTTGCATGGTTTTTTGGAGAGGATCGTATGCCCACCGATTTGATTCGGCGC